ATATATATAGTCCGTCCCACGCGGACATTTTCCCAATTTTGTCCGCGTACGGCGGACAGCACATTGCACAAAAGAAACGGTGTCCGCGTGAGAAAGACACCGTTTTTGCAAACTATTTCATTGCATTTGTTTACTTTTAATACTTATTACAACACATATGCCCGAAAATTTTTATGCATTTTTCCAACTTGACAAAAACGCTTCACCCGACTAAAGTGTTAGTCCAGCCTAATTGTCTATACAATTTCACAAATATTCACGTTTTCCACCCGAATCTCGCACAATTCTTCCGAAATACTTACTCATTTTGCCCGAAAAGTGGACAAAACCGACCGTTTGTCCGCGGGTCGCGGACACAACCGAAACGGAAACTCACTTTAGTCTGCTAAAGTGTCCGCGGGTGACGGACACGGCGCGGACTGCCGTCGGTTATCTATGTGTAACTTTAGTAATCGTGCAGTAACGCTCGGATGTCTGCCAGTGACCGCCGGAGGCGGAAGTGCCGCGCCTGCCCATTCGGGGTCGTCCGCGGCGCGGACTGCCGTCGGTTATCTATGTGTAACTTTAGTAATCGTGCAGTAACGCTCGGATGTCTGGCAGTGACCGCCGGAGGCGGAAGTGCTTCGCGCGCCCTCCGGGTGACGGACACGGCGCGTCCTTTCCGTCCGCGCCTGCCCGTTCGGGGTCGTCCGCTGCGCGGACTGCCAGTCATATCCTATGAGTCATGTTAGTTATCGCTTGTGATCGTGCGGTTGTCCGCCGATGACCGCCGGAGGCTGTAGCGCTTCGCGCGCCCTCCGGGTGACGGACACTTCGGAAAGGCAACTCACTTTAGTTCGCTAAAGACGCACCTTTTACACATATATTACTTTGATAAACAAACTTTAACATATTAAATTGCAGATGTGTTGTCGGTTACAAAATTGCAGACATTCAGACCATGATAAAAGTGTTGAATGTCTGCATTTATTTTCACTCTAAAAGAGTTTTGTTAAAGAATTCTACATTGTTACCGTGGGAAGATGAGTTTATATATTGTGTATCAAAAGTGAATGTTAGTATATCATCAACACTATTTTTATGGTTATTAGCAAAAGTATTGTTAATAAAAATGATGTTGGCATTAGGTGCATTGTCAGATTTATACATATTTAAGCATTTTGAATTTATGCCAGAAATTCTGCAATCTTTAACTACTAAAGATTGATTTGGATTAGCTACTGGTGATGTAGGGTAATTGCCATGGCATAAAAGGGTGCCCTGTGAATTTAATTTTTTAGCATTATAAATATCTTCGTCAATAGACGTTAATAAGTCGCAGTTTAACAAGTAAATTGTATTATTTAATTGCATACCAGCCCCAAACGCAGGAAAAGTTTCGCTGTACATATAGCAATTTTCAAATAGAGAAGTTGTAATTTCGCCGTTAGTTACATCATCACAGAGAACAGCGTATGAACCGAGTGTATTTAGCCAGGTAGGGTTACTAACGCCAGCTAGCACATCTTTTTTCCATGCTGCATATCCTTTTCCGGTATCAGAAGAATATTTGTCAGCGGTTGCAATAAAAGTTAAATTTGCTACATAGCAAGCACCTTGTATTCTTAACGGCGCATTGTTAAAGTGTGCAGTAGCGTCTTTAATAACGCAAGTTTCTCTGTTAATTCCAATTAAAGAGACATAATGTTTACCTTTAATAAAAAGCACTTCTTCGTAAACGCCAGGAAAAACAATAATTGTAATTGGATTTTCTTTACTTTCAATCGCATAAGCGAAATTCAAGGCAGCATTTATGGAAGTAAACATTTTAGAATTGTCTTTTGATACTGTTAATGTAGTAGAGTTGCTAATAATTTTAACATCGTACTTCTTATCAATACGTTTTGAAAAGCAGAAATAATAAGCGTTTTTTGGTATTGGTACAATAGTTTTATTATAAACAGAACTAAGCGTATTAAAGTTACTATCATAAAATGAAACTGTGAACACATTATCATTTGAAGTAGTAGTGTCGCAAATAATTGTGCCAGTTAAAGCACGTAAGTAAGGTGAGCAGAAATAGTCTTTATTAGAACTCAATTTGCCAGTGTTCCAATTTGCGTAATATCCAGTAACACCTATCGTTTGCGGAAGAATAATTGTGTTACTAAATGCACCATGATAAAAATTAGTTAATAATTCACTTTGTAAAGTATACATAGGATTTATGATAGCTTTCATGTATTTTTTAGATGTAACAATAGAATATCTAATAAAATGGGCATCGTCACGTAGACTAAATGCTTTATTAGCGTTAGTATAAAAACCATAAATAAATTCTTTGTTTTCATTGTAAGCACATATAAATGTATCAATGCCGCTTTTAACTTGAAGTGATGTTCTAGGCAGAACGGCAATATAGTCGGAATAACTATAGTCTTTATTTATATGAACTTTACCATCAGCGTCTATATAGTGTTCATCGGTAAAAGTAGTGCCCTCACCTAAGTTTTCTCGAAAGTAATTATCGTTTGGTGAGAACAAAGAAGAAAGTAATGAGCCGGTCATAAAGGCATCTGCCGCCGCCCCCTGTACCGTCAACGATTTATCAACTGCCGGACTAGTCGGATTTGTAATATTAGCAGCAAGCCATTTCGTAGTTTCGTTCGAAATAGTAGGTTTAATAATAGTTAGTAACGTGCCCTCACGCACCATGTTATCCAGTTTATTGTTAATTTCTTTCTGCACATCTAAGTTGTCAAAGTAAGTATTGACAAATTCATACAATTCTTTGTAGCTTTTTACAAGCGCGTCCTGTGCGTCAAACATTTCTTTCACAGTCTTAAACAGCACAACAAATTTATTTTCAAGACTCAACGTCCCGTTGAAATCATATGGAATCCCCCGCACACTTTCTACAACTTCACAAGCTTGCGTAATCATCTTACCGAAATCTGGCAACGTAGGAAAATCTGGAATCGTTGGTTTCTCTGCCATTATTATCCCTCCTTAATAAAATTGATAGAATAACTCTCTGCAATCATCGCAAATACGCTTGTTAAGATTAAGTATGGTATCTCGGAATCTCTGAATTTCTATAGAGTAACTACCGTCGAATCCCTCATCTTCAATTGTATCATTATTATCTGCATGATACGTGTCATTACTGTTGGTTTTTGTGGTATTCTCTCCATTGCTGACCGCACTGTTATGGATGGTATTCTGTCCCCGATCCATCGTAGACGCATAATTCGTTCCGGCAAAATTAATCTGCGGGTTGTCTGAATGAATGTTCTGTGTGTCGTTATTTGTATCAGTTGACGTTGTGTTTTTTGCCGTGCTGTCACCGGAGATCACACCTGTTCGTGTATCGTCTTTTGTACTCGTTACTTTTCGTGTACTCTTATGAGTAATCAGCGGGTTGTATTCAAAAGTAATACTCCGGTACAACTGCTCATAGTATGGCATATTGAGTGTGAGAATCTTTTTTAGATGATATTGAAATTCTCCGACAGTTTCCAACCCGATCTGTTCTCGAAAATACTGTAAACAGAACGATTTTTCGAACGCAAGTTTTGCGGTTTCATATTCGGGAGCGGAAGCATCGACATAAAACGGAAAGTCAAAATTGAAGATGAAAGGAACGGCGGCTTCGATCATCTGATCAATGGTCTGATTTTCAAGTGGTGAAAGTACATGATCGGAAATGACCAACTGCTCAATGGTATTCGTCAATGTTTTCGTTTCGTAGTTATAACTAAGAAACATTATTCCACCTCGCTTTCCGGCGTGTTGTTTCCGTTGTTTTCCGGTGTGTCGTTTTCGTCATTTGTTGTGTTGAAAACATCCGGTCGGTTAATCGGTGTTACCATCTTAGAATTAAAACGTACATGGATATTCAATCCATATCGTTCATTGATAGCGTCCAATCCTCTTTGAATGGTAGCCAGATTTCCGTTTCTTGTCAACTCGATCTCTCCATCGTTGTAACTCGTTTCCGCGGAAACCAGCCGTTCCGGTTTTTCTACGCCGCTTGCTTCGATACCGAGATCAGCTAGACATTCTGCTACTTCTCTCTGTGCGGCGGTGTCAAGTTCGTTAAAAATTGGCTGTATTTTCAAATCAATGGTATCAATTTGAATCTGTTTTCGCAGATCGTTTTTTGCTTTGATAAACGGAATATTTTTTACCCACTTCTGAATAAAGTTGTCAATGGATAACTTCTGCGTAGAATCCCCGCTGATAACAACTGGCGTTCTCTGCTGAATGACGTTTACCCTTGTGGACGCTTTTTTCTCCGCTAGACTCTGCGAATGCAGAATAATACTGAGAATTTCCGGTACGGCAAAAGGTCTGGCAAAAATCAACGAACTTTCGTTTTTGTCCGTCTGCTCATAATACTGACCATTCATAGCGTAGGCAATCCAATCGGTAGGAATTCCGTAAATATCGGGTTCGCCAACCAGATTAACACCGAAAACGCCGAATAGTCCGGTGATTGGTTCTTTTTTGAACAGGCACATTCCCTGCCATAATAGATAGGAGTTGAGCATCCGCGGCGGAATCTCATCCGGTAAACCGTCATACTCATACCGCGATAATGCCAGATTGACAAACTTGTCAAAAAAGTGCCGGAAATACATTTTTTCTTCCGGTGACGTATTCGGCTTGCTTTCCCAGTGTCCCCACACTTCCTTGTTACTCACCCGATACGGGTTATCATACATGACATCACCTCCTTAATTATTGGAAAGACCATAGTTTCCAACGTCATCCGTGTGCCAGAACGTAACGCCTCGGTTAAACATTGCCTGCAAAAAATTGATATCATCGGTAACACACGACCCATGCAGGCTGCAATTAACCGTTTTGACAAAATTCCAGTTTGACCGCCCGGTAATATTAGGTACTTTAATTTTGTGCGTTGCATATCCGTACATGGTAAAAAAATCGTCGATCGTTTTCGCCATCTGAGCGGTTACACTCATCACATGACAGTAAACTTGACTGCCGAACAATGCGGTGGCAACATAACTTCCAGATGAATTACCTTTTGCTGTCGGTGGAATCAAATCATGACTTTCTTTTTGTGCGTTAATGTTTTCGTTCAGTAGATATGTTCCTGTTGCCGCGGTATAAATGCTTTCAACGCCAGCAGCTAAATTTCCGCTTAATGCTCCTACTAATCCTCCGGCTAAATTTCCAATCTGCGATATTGCATTCTGCTTTTTGGAGTAGTCCCATAACGGACTAGACTGCGCTAGAAAAGCCTGATAGCCGTCATTTGTCCAGGCACACTGTGGGAAATTATTGATGATAAAACCGTATGGGGATTTTGACCCACCATTACGTTTATATTCACGCGGAGCCACAAAGATTGCAGGAATATTAAACATAACGCCATACACCTGCATGGTTAATGCTCCATTTTTACCGTATTCGAAATTAAAAGTATGCTGTATTCCCGAACCATCGTTGACCAGACAATAACAATAGGGATACTGATATAGTTTATTATTTTTCGGGAGATAGCCGTCAAGTGCATCTGGTTTAACGGTTACTTGTGTATAAGCAGATGTATCTGTCTGGAAACAAGCTTCTGGTGCTTGATATACATTAACAATCGCATCTCCGTTTCCGCTTTTGACGTACTTCTGGATAACTGTGATTAAGTCCGTATATTTTGTTTTCCGAGTAAATGTCAACCCCGATAAAATTCCCTGATTGACAATGGGTATAATATTTGTTCCGTTTTCGTCTGCACTTGCACTCAAACAATACTGCATCGGACCGAGATTCAAAAGTCTCTGTTCGCTCGGATTGTCCACGTATTCCCCCGTTTCCAGATTTTCTGGCACTAAATTAATTCCGGCATAATCAGCTTTTTTGTCAATATGTTCCCTTTCCACATAGCACGGTTGAAGTACCACATCGTAAAAACTGTTCTGAAAACGATCGGGTTCGAAATAAATCTTGAAACTTCCGTCACTCAACCATTCTACGCGCGTCACAAAACCGAAATACCATTCTTCCGTATAGGGGTTGTTCTGAAAAGCAAGATAATTGCATTTCAGAAATTCACTCTCATTCCCTTTTCCTTTATAAGTCAGTTCTCCCCATCTCACGGGCGCGGATTGCTTAAAAATATGGATTGCTTTTTCTCTTACGTGCGCCAGACAGCCAGCTTTTCCGTCGTTATAATATCTTACGTGTTCGTAATCATTTCCCCATTCGATACCACTAGCCAAAATAACCGTGGTCTGCGGGGAAACCGCCGCCACATCTTCCTGTGGCGGCATCGGAATGAAATTATCCATGTTTCCACCCTCTTACTTAATCGGTCGTAAAGTGAATGTTTGCCGTTATGGAAGATTTGTACCGACTGGTAATCACAACTTTCACGCTTGTTTCTGCGTTTGCTTTCTGTTTAAGATTCTTCTCATCTTTTGCGATTCGAAGAATGGTTGTTCCCGGGATGACAAACGTATCAGCGGAAGAGTTACCCACTACTTTTACATCGACTGCTTTATCGGCTACTCCACTTGACTCAACAGAAAAATTTCCGCCAAAGTCAACATCTGTTCCGGCTTTCACCAGTCCCACGTTATGTGCGGTAATGGAAGAAACAAGAACCGGCTCGGTCGTAAACACGATGATCGGATAAAACAGGGAATAAGAGAACATCTCTTTTACTGTATACGTACTGTTCCAACGCAGTCCGCGATTAACGTTATCCTGTACCATCATGCGATACTGTTCGCGGATTTTGAAGAACCGCTTGTCAACCAATACTGCTACAATACTCTCAGCATCGTTAAAGTTATCAATTAACACCTGCTGTGCTTTCGGAATCATCCGATCTAAATTGTAAGCACTTGCGTAGCTGTCAACATTCATAGCCGCTTTGGTGTCAGGGTCGACAAACAAAAGAATGGTATCTTCTTTTGCCGCCGATGTCGCGCCAGCGAAATTATACAGCGGGTTCGGGAACTGAATCTTGTCGATGTAACTCTGAATCTGTTTTGCAAGTGCGTTCGCGGATGCCTGATTCGTAACCGCCTCCACATGAACCGGGTAAATCTGACCAGCGCGCTTTGCGGATGCGATCAACTCTTTCGCTGTCGTAAATTCATCCCAATTGCAAGCGGAAACGACACTTTCCACTTTTGCCTGCACGAGACTGCGCAAACCGTAATCATCGAGAAACGCGCCGCGCATATCCTCAAACCAGATCGTCACCGGATAATCGTTATTAAAATTGATTACATGATACAGCGCCATAATGTAGCTGTCATAAATGGCGGTCGCATCTTCGATGCTGATATTGGCATCGTGCGCGTAACCCTGTGCAAAATTTACGTAGACTTCCTGTTCTCCGTTTCCATACGGCATGGCGTTACTGTTCAGTACACGCAGAGGATTTCGGAACGCTTCGGTACTGATGGATTGACTGGCAATCAGATTTACCAGCGCAGGAACCAGTTCGTTCCGCGCCATCGGATTGTAAGGGTCGGTTAATGTTTTTGCAATATCGGCAATATTTTCACGAGTTGCTACCGGAACTCTGTCACGGTAGTCAACACTCATCGTCTGCCGAACGGCGTTCAGCATATTAATATTTGTCATATCTAATTTTTCTGCCATTGTTTCACTCTCCTTTTCCGCTCAGAATGAGCTGAGACATATCAAGATCGTTGATACTTGTTGCGGTTTCTTCCGATTCCGGCGCGTTTCCGCCAAACTCGGTTACTTTTGTGATACTTCCGCCGTGGGTAAGATCAGACCAGCGGCTTTTGATTTCTGCCACCGCGGAATCATACTTTCCTTTCAGTTCGTCCCGTTCTGCGACCAGCGCGTCACGTTCGGACATCAGTGCGCCGATGTCGGTATCTTCTGTTTTGATTTTTTCGCTGATGGCGGCGATTGCGTCACCGTGCGTTTCGATGTTTCCAATGTCGGCTACGATTTCCGACCAATACTCTTCAAGTGTCATGTTAAAACCTCCTTTTTAAATTGGGATATAACCAGATTGGCATTTTATGCCGTTTTGGTTTCGTTGGGTGAGGCGGCTCGGGGGGTTCGGGTTGTCCAGGTGACAAATACCGAAATACCATGACCGCGTTATTCAAACGTTCGGAATCAGATAAATACCGATTCCCAACAAGCCATCCGGTAATTGCAGAATCTTTTGCGTGTTCGGAAATAAAATTGAAACATTCATGTGATTTTTCCTGCCGGAACGCAAGTGTTCCATCGTCACTGATTCCCTCCCACCCTTTCATGTAAGCGGCAGTCAGTGCGTTAAGATCGGTACTGTCACTATGTAAAAACGCTTGCAGATTTTCGTAAGCACTTGCCGCGCCTACAGAATACCATACATTCTCGTAGATCAAATACTCTAACTGTGCGTTTCCATCGTCCCGGCTGTACCCGTTCGCGTCCAGCCAATGAAATAACTGTGTGCGGCGGTTGGTGTCGGCGTTATCTGTCCATTGACCCAATCCATAGCCGGGCGCTCCTACAATCGTACCTTGCCACAACCCAGGGTTTACGGTTGACTCCTGCCAGAAATTGCCACAGATGGAGGCAATCACATACTGGCTGATATCGCTTTCTACCGCAACCGGATACCGATAAAGATACGTCCAGGAGCTATAGGGAGACACAAACGTATTGATGGATACCTGTCTGTCCAGCGGGTAACTATCGGTATGCGCTCCCATCGTATACCCTCCGCCGTCTGCCTGATCATACACCATTTCGGTATGACCGGAACGCCATAAGATATCACCTTTCTTCCATGGCTGATTGGCTGTACCTTTTTGAAATCCTGCACCGATCAGATACCCATCCATGCTCCGAGTGGTAAACCATGGGTTAGATGCTAAAAACCCGCCGACCGTACAACAATAACTCATGAGGGACGAACAATCATAGTACGTAATACCTCCTACGGTCTGACCCTCACGATACGTTTGGGAATATCCAACGTTTGGATTGTTACAAATCTCGATACAGGTATTGTACGCAAGTGTCAGATCAGCCACGGGTCAACCCCTCTTTTGCGACGTAACCAGTATAGACGATTCTATTGACAACCGCTTTTACAAGATACCACTCATTTGTATAATACCCGTAGTTTCTAACACTGGTTCCGGTTGGCAACGTCAAGATGACAGTTTTATTCATTCCCGCGCCAACACGCAGATGATAGCGATCATTGGTATGATACGCTCCTGCAATTTTCCGGTCAAAACTACGCGCGGATTCTGTTTTGATTGAACTTTCCATGACGTTATTCGGCTTTTCGTCGACGGCTCCTGCATACCGATAGTGAACGGTATTTTCATACGGAAGATCGTAATAAGACCGTACACAGATTTCTTTTCCGGTCTGATCTCCCGTCTGACCATCAATCCCGCCGTTTTCCGACTGGCTGGCGTGGACGATGCGGTTCGCGTCAACCGACATCGTTACATGATGACCAGCCGCAAGGTGGATATCCCCGCGTCTCCACGGTTTACCGCATTTCACAAAACCAGCGTTTTCCAACTGTTCACCTAGATTTCTAGTTGTGCTGTAAATGCTGACCGGAAAACCAGCATTTGCAAGTGCAGTCCCGACAAAAGAGGAGCAGTCATAATCGGGACTGTTCCGGTGTACCTGTGAGTACCCGTGCCGATCATCGGCGGCGATTTGTTCCGCCCATGCAACTGCTTTTTCGATTTTATTCATTCTTTCCACCTCCTAAGTGCTGGCAAAGTGAATTAATTGCAGTCGTGTTCGCTTCTACGCTTTTCCGCAGTTCTTCCATTTCTGCCTTGTGTGCGTCTTTTTCTTTCACCAGATACCAGAAAAGTGCGCCGCAACAAACAATTGGAAAACCGAGACTTCCAACTAACTGCGTTACCATAGTTACATCCATGTTTCTACCTCCTTATCCTGCCATTTTAACCAGTCCTCAATTTCACTTAATTTATCACACATAATAAAATTATGAATGAAGCGGACAGGCGATTTACTGTTATACGCGTTGCCATCCATAAAAAAGAAATCCCACAAATACCGAATGTGAGTCTCATAATTTTCATGTGGGACAATGATTAACGTGTCTTTTTCGTCCCCTTTATAGCGTACCGTATAAGCAAGATAAGCATTTTCTTTTTTCATCATGCTGACAATCATATTAAAAACGATATTTGCCATCTTTGCTCCTTTCTTCCCGTCCTTTGAAAAACAAGGAAACCTTTTGACCTGCCAGGACGGGGCGGTTTACTCAACCGTGGCAACCCCTCTAAAAAGGTTTCCCTATATTTTCATAATACAGCTTTTCTGTCCGTTTGTCAAGTACAGTTGTCCGTCTCTTACGGACTATTTATAAAGATCAATCCCCAGCAACTCAACCGCCATATTTTTACTGTCAAGATCATCAAAACGCAAGTATGCTTTTTGGTACGCTTCAACTAACCTTACAAACAAGTAATCATAATGATCGAGCATAACCGTGTTTTGTGTGTGATCACCGTCACGGAAAACAGCAACATAAGTGCAAGACGGGTTACACTTATGCGTGATATAAATATACCCATCTTCATAATAATCATATACCCCATACCTTTTCCCACTATGCTGAATCGTGAACAGATACCGCGACCGTCCGGTCGGCTTCTGCACAAACACGGCATCATCAATCAACATCTGATCTCCCACGCTCATGCTCTGCATGTAGTGACCGCCGCGGAACGCTTTCAAAGCGGTGTTCTCCCACATGGCTTTACTTGCACTATCGTTGTGCGTAAACTCACACACAAAACCAGTTCCATGCAGCATTTTGGTTTCTTTCTGATACCGCTTGTGGATGCCGAAAAAAACAAAATGGGGATTGAGCAACGAAATATTATTGGATGCCATCACCAGTTTAAACCATCGGGACTGGCTTCCATTTCCACGACTGATCGTCAATAACAACGATTGCAGTTTTTCGGGTTCCCCTTTTACGTATTGCCCGCTTTCCATGCTAAACTCATCAAAAAACAAAAAGTAGATATCCCGAAAATACGGTGACAGCTTTTTTACACTGTCCATCTTACTTCCAAAACTAAACGCGCATCCGAACGGCTCACCATCCAAAAAGTACCGGACGACATTTCCGTTTTTGTCAAGATTTTTATAAGTAATCACACTTCCTAATTTTGGATACATTCTTAGCATATCTTCATACATTGCCGCCGCTCCCGTCATCTCCCCTTTTGTCCGAAAAATCCATCCCGTCTGCAATCCGTACTCTTTACACAAGATACAGCTTGCCGCGGCAAACGCACTTGTCTTTCCAGCACTACGGTTGGAACACGTAATTGCTACGCCAGCGAAATCACCGTCTACGTCCGGCTCGGTAAATAACCGAATCGGATTGTAGTACTGAATCGTATTGCCTTTATCGTCTGCCGATTCAAATTTCACATCATAATCAGCGAAAAGTTTTTCCCAATTGATATCATTCCAAAAAATCATTGTTTCACGTGAAACATTTTTGTTTCACGGCCTCCTTTCTATCATTTCCCGCTCCGCGTCACCGCCAGTTCCCCGCCAGTCGCTCCGCAGTCAATCTCACGTTAATCGCACGATATCGCACGTTTTGCTGCAGATGGACGCAGAGGCGGCAGAGCTCGCTGGGTATCAAAAAGAGCTACGCTGGAAAACGTAGCTCTCTCACACGTATGGAGTTTTTTCAAACACAAGATATCGTAACAATCAACTACAGGTAACTTATCATACTCTTTGGTACCGTCCACCAGTCGGCGCGCGTATTGCGTTCATGTATTTAAGCGAACGGGTTGAATTTTGCCAGCTCGCCGAACTTATGGACGTTTACGGCGGAAAGGAAGGCCGTGAATCCCTTTTCGCGGCGGAACTTGCTTTCGCCGATCGAGAGGAAGAGGTCAACAACTGCGCCTTTGCCGAGTTCGGCAACACTAGAAACGGTGTCGCTCTCGAATCCGTCCTCATAAAAGGCAACGCGGTAATTTGTCTGCGCTTTTACGTAGATACCATATTCGTCACTTTCTTTCGCCGGAATCCACTTTGCTTCTGCGGCGGCATCCTCACCAAACTCTTCGATAATTTTTTCGAAGATGGCTTTCTGCTGGTCTTCTGTGATCAAAGCAGAAATAACGCTTTTGCCGTCCTCTTCCTTTGCATATTTTACAGTTACGTTGTTCAGTTTCATTTTTGCTTTACTCATGATTTTCTCTCCTTTTGCTTAAGTTGTTTCCTATGCAGAACCGCGGCGATTTGCTTTGATCGTTTCCGTCTTATCTGGTCACTTCCAGACCGCGGTTGTGCGCTGATTAGTCGTCCAGTCTCTTTGCTTCTGCAAAGAACTGTTCGTCAGGCATCTCGTAGCGGGCGGATACGGTATCGGTTAATACACAGATGAAATCCTCCGGAAAACCAGCGGCGGCAACAGCGGCGGTTTTTGCTTTCTGCGATTTCAGTTCTTCTGTATTACTAAAAGCGCCGACCACCTGTTTTGTGTTTCTGTCAATGACAGAGTAGATAAAATTTTCGATTTTTGTTCTAACCATACTTTTTTCTCCTTTCGTTATATTGGTATTTGTTCTTACAAGTATTATAATAGCATGTCCGACCAAAAAAGTCAATAGTTAAAATAAGAAAATAAAGAAAATATCCAAAAATAAAAGCAGGATGGAAAGGTCGAGTTCTTCCTCATGTAACGCCCAGATCGTTGATAATACCAAAAACATAAAAAACACAAAATATCCCATATCGTCTCCTATTCCGGTAACACTCCGTCTTGAGAGTTTACCAATACTTCATAGTATTCATTCGATACACCTAAGGTATAAGTGGTATCAAGGATTCCAATGTTACTAGCTGTTAAAATTTCTTCCCCGTTTACTTTGATGTAATGGGGTTTCGAGTTGTTAAAGCAACTGATTGTCCGGCCGACATTTTCCATCCGGCGGCAGAGACGGAAATTATTGCAGCACTTTAAGTTTTCCGCTCCCAGTTTCTTATTCATGCCAGCGACCGTAGACGTAAAACGCACGGGGTCTTTGCCAGATTGCGCCGCTTTTTCGTCCCATTCCACGCTGCAGTATTTTTTCGCGCCGAGTGTTTTAAACTGGATATACAGATCATCCAGTTCCCAGACGCCGAGAATGTAACGGTTGTCACCAACGTCACAAAACGCCGGAATGTCATTTTCAATTGCACGTTTTGCCAGTATTTTATTTTTGGCGTCAAATTCCGGAATGTGTGCTTCCGGATGCAGAAATTTGATGCTGTCGGTATCACAGTACACAACATCCATTCCCACCACGTCCAGCATATCTTGTAACTGCTTTCTTGCATGGGCGGTAACGTAGATTCCCCATTGATAGTGCAAAAAACTATTCTTTCCCGCGTAGTACGTTTTCAGTGCTTTTTCCGCATCTGCTTTTTCCCGATGCCATTCACCCGTAAAAGCATCCATCGCCCATTCGTCCTGTAAAAGATCTGTCACACACATTCCGAACGTGCTGTTTAACTTATTCTTAGACTTCATGTACTCGTAGACTTTATCGGGGTTTCCTTTCAACTGGCTTTTTGCGATAAAAAATGACATCATCGTTTTACGCATACTTTCCGGTAACTTTCCGCGCGCGGCTACGTAGCACTCCGAGACGGTAAAAAAGTCGTAGTCGTACTGGTTTCTTATGATTGCTAAGTCAATTTCCGTCATTGCTATTTCGCAGCAAGCAATAGACAATACGCGTCCATTATCAATCACACAATCTTTCCCGTGCTTCTGACACTTTGACAGCGGGATATACGGGACGGGGATATTTTCTTTCATACGCAAGTTGTCAAATTGTACCCGCATGATAACACAACGTGTAGCACACAAGTTGTCAAACTGTCCCTGCGTTTTGATCTCAACCGCCCGAAACGCACTCATGGGATAATACTTACTTGCGATCTGCGCCGGATAACTACTCGAAATATCCATACTTCCCATAACGATCACAGATTCACCTTTTTTCGCTGTGATCGTGTGCCCCGCGTGAATGCGGTTGGCGTGGGTATTGCCGCCACGGAACGCGTCTTTGCAAAGCTGGTACTGCGGTAACGTCAAAGCCAGATCGGCAAATACTCCCGGATAATAACCGCTATCTGCCTGCATGGCGCGGCGAAATTCGCGGCGGACGTAGCCAGTTGAGGTAAGGGGGATTTCTGCAAGGTTGTCATCTTTTCGTAAGGCGCGGATGCATTCGCACAATCCACGAACGTCATTGTAGCAATATCCCTGTTCAACGTCCGTTAAAGGTGTTTTTGGTGTACGTAGTTTTTTATAGTCATACGTATCAACCAGTTTATAGTGGGTCACGCCCGCACTGTTCTCACAAAATTTTGAAAGACTCATGTTGCTTAAAAAATACGAGCATCGAAACTCAATCCCGTATTTATACGCATAACATTTCATAACTTTATGTGCATCCCGCGCAAAGATTTCATCAAATTCTATGAAATCTTTCATGAATTGAAATTCATAGGAAAGATTATGAACGTAGACGACAGCGCGTTTCGTATCAGATGTTTTCAAATACAAATGTACACCCTCACAAAAACGAATAAACTCGTTCCATGTTCGTCCGAAACAGACGGTATCTTTTAAACAGAACTGCCAGTGATACATGAAAGCATCACCTTTTACTACTTTTTCCCCTGTTTTATGATAGCGTTTATAATCTAATTTTTCCAGTGTGGTTGTCTCAATATCAAACGCCATTTCTACGTCATAATAAACGATAGGATTTTTCTTTCTTCCTCGTTTGCGGCATTCGCGCAACGTCTGGTAATCGGAAAAAGGAAAATCATTGACCGAATAAATTGTTTCACGTGAAACATCTTCGTTTCCGTTCACGATAACAGGGACATCCAATTGATACATGGTTATTACCTCACTTTAATTTAGTTCTATTCTTATTAAAAAGTTCTTCCTCCGTAATATATCCATCAAGAAAGTCCTCATACTCTTCCAGAATATCTTCGAATTCAATTCCGCTATCATTTAATTTCGAAATAAAATCGTCAATGATCTGATCGGATTCCACCTGCTTTCGCAAATCCTTTTTGTAGATATTGGATGTTAGAAAACGATACAAGTCTTTATAGTTATCTTCTGTTACTTCTCCATTAATTTTATTCTTAGACTTGTCAAAACGTCTCTGCATTTCTGCAATCCGGTATCCCTCCAGTGTGGTTTCTGGAGAAGTCAAAAACGCAATCATGGTATCCCATTCCTGCCGGATGGATGCATCCGAACGTTTCGTACCTTTCAAGAAACGATTTTTTTCTCGTCCTTGTGACGCGAAAAACTCCTTTACACGTCCGTATTCCCATTGGTCGCGTGCGTGTACTTTTTCCAGTTTGGCAAGGCGGCTATTCGCCGCCGCCGCAACTTTAGGTAATTCGCGTTTGATCTGGTCAATGGATAAGTCAAGGTCTTGATAGATGCTATAGTCTTTTGAGTTCGGCACTATTCACACCCCCTTATAAAGATTCGCAATTTATCAGAAATAATCTCGAAACCTATTACTTCTATGCGAACATAGCCGCAATACAATTTTATAAAATCTACTACTCTCACTGTGATACCTCCTTAATACAAGCAATCTTCATTTGCTCCATCTGTAGAATACAGAGGGCACATAGTACAGTTGTCGTTTGCAGAACAAATAACACGGTGAGAAACTTCTACATAGTACGCTTTTAAAGCGTAACGTGTAGAAATTTTGTTATGCAAGTTTACGGTAAAACCTACGCCAAAATTACCTTTGTAGGGCAACGGATTACATAACGCACTCACCTTTACGTAGCCATTCGTAAGAGACGCGTGATCATATGCGTAAATATGTACTTCTCCATCAGTATCTTCTGATTTCACATATAACGGAATATCCTCCATTCTAGCCGGAATGCTAGACAATTTATCGATAGGTAATGCTTGCATGTTTTTTCTCCTTATCTTTTTTCATAATAGCCATATAATGACTTGTATCCACTATCCCAGGTATCGTAGTAGTTGCCGTCGACTACAGCAACAACGTGATTCGCTACTTTAAGTAGGTAGGCACCTTTTTTATGCTCGGTAGCAAAACCCGCAACCGTAGGACGTTTAGAGCCTTTTTTATTGCTAATGCCGTAGTATGTAAATCCCAACTTGTCTAATATATCGCGCTCTGTCTTAAGATCGACATTAAAGATGTTAGGCGTTTGATACTCGCGGCAATACGGGATAGTCAAGTCAAAAGTTTCTAGCCAACTAAGTCCGAAAACTTTACTCAACGCCCGTATCGTACAATCACCGTATTGATCTTTTAAATCTTTACCATTAGGCTGGTAGTATGTATACATGAATGCTCCTTTCTCCCCGTCTTGCCGATAGGTCAACAGATGTTAAGTATTAAATGGAACGGTACAGCGGCGATTCATGATATAACTCTCTAAAAAGATCGTCATATGTTACCCACTTAGTAAGTGCTTTTTCCGCTGGCATGCTCTTTTGTCCATATACATTTTCCATTATTTTGAGCATATCCCATGAATCATTGCATTTTTCATTTAATACGGTTTTAATTTCTTCTACTGTCATTTAATTTTCCTCCTTTTTATATTATTGGTTTTCCTTGTTTCTGATATTACAATACCACTTTTCTAGAAAAATGTCAATCCTTTTTCTAGAAAATATCATTACACACATATTCACACCGCGAAGTGTCCGTCACCCGGAGGGCGCGCGAAGCGCTACAGCCTCCGGCGGTCATCGGCGGACAACCGCACGATCACAAGCGATAACTAACATGACTCATAGGATATGACTGGCAGTCCGCGCAGCGGACGACCCCGAACGGGCAGGCGCGGACGGAAAGGACGCGCCGTGTCCGTCACCCGGAGGGCGCGCGAAGCACTTCCGCCTCCGGCGGTCACTGCCAGACATCCGAGCGTTACTGCACGATTACTAAAGTTACACATAGATAACCGACGGCAGTCCGCGCCGCGGACGACCCCGAATGGGCAGGCGCGGCACTTCCGCCTCCGGCGGTCACTGGCAGACATCCGAGCGTTACTGCACGATTACTAAAGTTACACATAGATAACCGACGGCAGTCCGCGCCGTGTCCGTCACCCGCGGACACTTTAGCAGACTAAAGTGAGTTTCCGTTTCGGTTGTGTCCGCGACCCGCGGACAAACGGTCGGTTTTGTCCACTTTTCGGGCAAAATGAGTAAGTATTTCGGAAGAATTGTGCGAGATTCGGGTGGAAAACGTGAATATTTGTGAAATTGTATAGACAATTAGGCTGGACTAACACTTTAGTCGGGTGAAGCGTTTTTGTCAAGTTGGAAAAATGCATAAAAATTTTCGGGCATATGTGTTGTAATAAGTATTAAAAGTAAACAAATGCAATGAAATAGTTTGCAAAAACGGTGTCTTTCTCACGCGGACACCGTTTCTTTTGTGCAATGTGCTGTCCGCCGTACGCGGACAAAATTGGGAAAATGTCCGCGTGGGACGGACTATATATAT